AATCCTTTGGACTCTTCTTTTCTATATTCTATCTCATCTATTAATTGTATTACCATGAAAAGATTAAGACCAATTAGTATACTGAAAACTATGAATCCGAACATCATATTACTTAACATATTGTACTCCCTTTTTAAATTCTATGTGTTTGCCCATGTGTAATGGAAGAAGCTACTAATACTACTGTTAGCTCATGCCGCGTCAGTCTGACCGACCACTAACTCCATAATACTTTCACTTCTCCCTATTATGAGACTAATTAACTATGCGTATGCTCAAACTTCAACAAGGGTGTTAACCCTTGCAAGCAGCAATGAACTTCTTCTTGTCTGCTTTGTTGATTCGTAAGAACATTTTACCATTTTCTTTGGTAGATGGCTTCCAAAAGAACACATCAACCTTGTCACCATTCTCAACTAAGTTAAGTGTGAAGGGTGACTCAACATTAAAGATAACACCATTGATGTCACGAGTTGTAGGTAGCATTATTGTAATCATTTTTTAACCTCTTTTCTATTTGTGAAAAACGACTTTTGGGGTATAGGGGTCGAGTATATTACCCTATTTCATTTTGGAATAGCTATTGACAACCACGTGGGCATAGCATTAGTTTAGAGCCTTGAAAAGAAAAGAAAGAACCAAAGAAAAGAAAAGAATATGTATATAGTATATAATATATATATATATATAATAATATATATAATATAAAAATATATTAAACTTACTATCATTTCAAGGAAAAAATATGGCAAGGTCATTAAAATTATTAGAATCACTACCTATTGAGTTTCAAGAAGCTATACTTGAAGAAGTATCTTTAGCTACTCAAACGGAAGATGTCTACAAAGAAATAAATATAGATGGAAATACTTATGTTATTCATAAGACTGTACTAGGTCTTATTGATGGTCTTGTAATTGAACTTGAAAAGATGAAGAATGAAATATCAGCTAATAAATAGTAAGAAGCACTATGTATTTGAAAGTAGAGATGAATTTAGAGAATACTTTCTTTCAAAGATGATCCCAGTACCTAGACTTGTAGAGAACTGGAAAGATGGTAAAGAGAGAGATTGGGTACTATCTGATGATGGTGGAATTGTACAGCTTCTTAAAGTGTCTGCAATAAAACATCCTAATGACAGGAAGAATTATAAATACTCTAAAGGATGGTGTAGAACAGTAGTTGGAACTTTCTTGATGAATAGTGTTTCTAAAATGGATACAGATTTTTCCGCACACAAGAACAGGTACACATTCTCAAAGACTATCGGAAAGAAGGGGAATATTAAAAAAAGAAAAAACCCTACAAAAAAAGAGAAACTATTTACAACAAGCATCGTTGCTGGACATGGACCAGTTAAAGCTTATATGGATGCTTTCGGAGAACAGAACGATAAATCAGCTAAACGGAAAGCTGTCATACTTTTAAAACAGGAGAGAATAGTGAAAGAAATAGAAAGAAGTGTAATGGATGTTGCTAAAGAGAATGGCTTAGACCATGAGTATGTCCTTCAAAAACTAAAACATCTTGCTGACTATAGTGAGGATGATAATATTACTTTACAATCTGTTAAGGAAATAGGTAAGATTATAGGAACTACAGGAACAACTGTTAAACAACGAGAGATGGGGGTTATTGGAATGTTTCAAGGATTCTCACCAGAACAGATAGAGGGTGCTGATAGAGCTGCCTTAAAAGCTGTTGAAGATCAAATAACTTCTGATGAGGAGGAATAATGAATAAAGATAAAGTTATTGAACTCTTAGGTGACCTAACTTGGTTCTCAGGAATATTGATACTTCAGAGTAATATGTATGACCCAGTAGGAACAAGAAAGGATTCTGAGGCAATATCAGTTATGCTTAGAGAACTATCTGAAGAGATAGGATTAACAAATGATGATATTATAGCTATTGAAACAATGGCTAATAATAAAATTAAAAATCAATTAAATATGAAGACTGAGGAAACAAATGGCAAAATTGAAAAAATTTAAATATCAAAAAGAAATGATATTAAAACCATTCCCTACTTACTTTTGTTTAGCTACTACTCCTTATTCAAACTCAAAGTGTTTTATGGAAAAGAGACATTCAATCTCTTATAGAACAATTACATTTTATGGCTAATATTAATTCAAGAAATGTAAGTGAAGCAGAAGAAGCTTTAAAACTAGCTTATACAGACTTAATAGCTTTTGGTAAACTCTTTTTACCAGACGACTTTTTGAGAAGTGAAACACCATTCTTTCACTACGAACTTGCTGACGCTATTGACAATCTAGAGTGCAAACAGTTAGCTATCATTCTACCTAGAGGTCATGGCAAGACAGTACTCACGAAAGCATCTATCCTTAAAGACTTTGTTTTTTGCCCTAAAGATGATATGCTTTTTTATGCTTGGGTATCAGCTACACAAAAACTCTCAGTTGGAAACATGGACTACATTAAACATCATCTTGAGTTTAATGACAGATTTCTGTACTACTTTGGAAAACTACGTGGACCGAAATGGACAGAGGAAGATATAGAGCTAACAAATGGATGCAAACTTATTTCAAAGAGTAATGTCGCAGGAATCAGGGGAGGAGCAAAACTCCACAAGAGATACGACCTCATCGTACTTGACGACTTTGAACACGAAGCAAACACGATCACAAGAGACGCCAGGGATAAAAACGCTAATCTGGTCACTGCCGTTGTATATCCTGCTATCGAGCCTCATACTGGGCGTCTTCGTGTCAATGGTACTCCTGTACACTATGACAGTTTTATTAATAATCTTCTCACTAACTATGCAAGAGCTAAGAAAGCGAATAAAGATTTTGCTTGGGAAATAGTTACTTATAAAGCTATTCTACCATCAGGTGAACCATTGTGGTCTTCATTTTTTCCAACATCTAAACTAGATGAGAAAAAGAAATTCTATCAGGATTCAGGACAATCTGCAAAATTCTATCAAGAATATATGATGGAAGTACAGAGTCTTGAAGATTCTTTATGGAATAGAGATCATATAAAATATTGGGAAGGTTACTATGATTATGAAATTGAATCAAATCAAAACTATATTGTTATCAATGGTGAGCAAGTTCCAGTCAACTGCTTTGTTGGGTGTGACCCTGCTACTGACATTAATACTAAAGAGTCTGACTTTTCTGTTATCATGGCTATTGCGATTGATACGGAAAATAATCTCTATGTATTAGAATACGAGAGGCATCGCTCTATACCAACAATCGGTCAAAAAGGAGTTGATGGAAAGACAATTGGAAGAAAAGGAGTTGTAGATTATATCTTAGAGTTACATGAAAAGTATCATTGTACATCATCTACTGTTGAAGATGTGGCTATGAATAGAAGTGTATTCCAAGCTTTAAATGAAGAAAGAAGAAGACAGAATAGATTTGATATAGCAGTTATACCAGAAAAACCTGGGGGAACTCAGAAGGTAAATAGAGTATATTCTGGATTATCTGGTCGCTTTAGTATGGGTACAATTCATGTTAGAGATAATATGTTTGATTTAATTAATGAAATTATTACATTCGGACCGAGAATGGCACATGATGATACAGTTGAGACTCTTTATTATGCTCAACTTCATGCTTTTCCACCTAATGTGAAAAGGGATGAAAATTCTAAATCATGGTATGTTCCAAAGAAAAAAGCTAAGAGCTGGATAGTAGCTTAAATTAGAGAGAGGCAATATGGCAGAACCGAGTAAAGCTTATAAAAAATCATTTGGTTTAAAATCAAATAAAGGTAGTTTATTTAAACATTCTAAATTACCATTGGTATACGATGAAAGAGGTAAGCTATCCAAAGTTTTATCAGACACAAGTAAAAAAGAAAGAGGTTTGTATTCACAACGTAGTGACTTAGATACTAGTGCTGTAGATAAAGCAGTATTTATGGATATAAATAAAAAGAAATCTTCTAAGAGTTCTGGTGAAAAATTAGCTGGAAGTATTGTTGAGGGAGCACAAAGTTTGTATGACCTAATTGGTGTTAAGATAAATATGGATAAGAAAGGAATAGACTTTGATATGGGACAAGGTGGTTCTGTTGATATACCTTTTGGTAAGAATTGGGATTTCAATGTTTGGTACAAGCAGGGACAGAAAGGTGGACCAGCTCCATCTGATTATAACTTTGGTGTAAAAATAAAAAGGGCAATATAGGAGAGATATGGCTGATATAAGAAAATATTTTATTAATAAATTTGGTGGAACTGAAGAACAACTAAATACTTTTATGGATCAAATTAAACGAGTAGAAAGTAATAATCAAGATATACCTCAAAAAGGAGGTGGTCCAGGTAGGGGTTTCTATCAATTTGAAAAGACAGCAAAAAATAAAAAAGGGGAGTATGTACAAGCTGGAGCAATGACAGCTAGAAATAGACTCAAAAATTTATATGTTGAGATGGGAGAAAAACATCCAGAATGGTTAGATAAGCAAGAAGGAATGAGAGACCCAAGTATTGGGTTTGATGTTTTAGGCTTATCGCCAGAACAACAAGATTCACTTTTTCTTGCTGATTTTTATTATAAAAAAATTAGAGGATTAAATAAAGAACAAAAAAAGAACCTAATTAAAAATGCACTAGAATCTGGTAATGCTAGAGAAGCTTGGGTACACGGTCACTGGGCTGGTCCAGAAGAAGATGTAGAAGAAAAATTAGCACAGTTTGATAGGAATGTTAAAATAGGTGGTAGTATAGCTAACAATAAACTTGTAGAAGCATCTAAAGACAAAAAACAAATTTCATTTTCAGATGCATTTAAAAAAGCTCGTTCTTCTCTTGGAGCAGGAAAGGAATTTGAATTTGAAGGTAAAATGTATTCTACTAATACCAGAGAAGATAAAATTATTGATGACATGAAACAAAAAGAAAAAGGATTTATAGGATGAAAGAGTTTTATTTCTTTCCTTATTAAATTATGGCAACACAAAAAGAAAAAGCACAAATAAATAAACAACTTTGGGATAGGTCAAACAATTCCCATCGTGTTCGTTGGCAATCTATAAGTCAAAAGTCTTATGACTTTTATCTTAACGAACAACTTTCTAAAGAAGAACAAGAAACTTTAGAAGAAGCAGGGATGCCTACTTTTACTATCAATAGGGTAACTCCTATTATAGAAACAATGAAATACTTTGTTACTGCTAACAACCCTAGATGGAAAGCAGTAGGAGTAGAAGGTAGTGATACTGATGTTGCTCAAGTACATTCTGATATAGCTGATTATTGTTGGTATCTATCAAATGGTAAATCTTTATATGGTCAAGTTATTCTTGATAGTTTAACAAAAGGAATTGGATACTTCCTTGTAGACGTTGATAGAGATGCAGACCTCGGTAAAGGAGAAGTTGTTTTTAAAAGAATTGACCCTTACGATGTTTATGTAGACCCAATGAGTAGAGACTTCTTATTTACAGATGCAAACTTTATTTTAGTAAGAAAGAATCTTTCAAGAACTCAGTTAATGAATCTATTCCCAAAACATAAAGCTAAGATTAAAAATGCAAGTGGAGAAGCTGAGATTGTAACTTACTCAAAAAGAGATACTGGAGTATCTGATAATATACAAGCTGAAGATATTACAAATACTGTTACACCAGAAGCTGAAGACGATCAAATAGTATCATATTATGAATGTTATCAAAAAGTAAAGATTCCTTATGTAAATGTTTTTATTAAAATACCTCCTAGTGAAGAAGAACTAGCTGAGATTAATAGACTTGTTTCTATACAACTTGAAGAATTTCAAAAAGAAACTGAAGTACAATTATTAGAAAAACAAAAACAAATTCAAGAAGCTCTACAATCTGGTGAGATGATTCAAGAAAGAGCCAAACTTGAAATGGAACGTGCTCAAAAAATGTCAGAACAAGCAGTTCAAGAGAAACGAGCCGAGCTTATGTCTATGGCTCAAGATAGAGCCACAAAAATTGAACAACAAGTTATCACTAAAAAAGAATATAATGTTCTTATCAAGAATCAAGCTGTAGCTGCCAACATAGTTGAAGCTATAGATTTTCATGAGAGTAGGATAAAAGTTGTATGTAGTGTAGGGGATGACGTTTTCTTATACGAATATATGTTACAACAAACGGAATATCCCATTATTCCAATGCCTTATACATATACTGGAACGCCTTACCCAATGAGCGCAGTCACCCCCTTAATTGGAAAACAGCAGGAAATCAATAAAGCACATCAAATAATGCTTCATAATGCTAACCTTGCCTCTAACTTAAGATGGCTATATGAAGAAGGTTCTGTACCCGAAGGAGAATGGGAGCAATATGCTTCCGCTCCAGGTGCTTTATTGAAATATAGACAGGGGTTCAATCCTCCGACTCCTGTCTTACCTGCTAGTATCAATAATGCTTTTTATACTGTAAGTCAAGAAGGAAAGCAAGATGTTGAATACATAGCTGGTATACATTCATCTATGATGGGAATTGCGAGAGCACAACCAGAAACATATAGAGGTTTATTAGCTAATGATGAATATGGTACACGAAGAATTAAAGCTTGGATGGGTAATACAGTAGAACCAGCTCTTGAACATCTAGGAAGAGTATTTAAAGAAGTTGCTCAAGATACCTATAAAATAGATAAGGTATTTAGAATTGTTCAGCCAGAAGCTGGTCAAAGTCCAGATGAACAAGAAAAAGAAATAAGAATTAATATTCCAGTTTATAACGATTATGGTCAAGCTGTAAGTAAATGGATGGATTATTCATCTGCAAAGTTTGATGTTCGTATAGTAGCTGGAGCTACAATGCCAGTTAATAGATGGGCATTACTTGAAGAATACTTTAGATGGTTCCAGTCTGGTCTTATTGATGACATAGCTATGGTTGCTGAGACTGACATAAGAGGTAAAAAACAATTATTACAAAGAAAGTCAATGTACTCTCAATTACAAAGTCAGGTACAACAGATGGAAGATTCAATGAAAGATAAAGATGGAACTATTGAAACATTAGAGAGACAACTTGTACAAGCAGGTATAAAAGATAGAGTTCGTTCTGGAAGTCTTCAACAAGAGAAGGGTGTATTAGAATCCGAAGCTCAACAAAAATTACTAAGAAACTTGATGAAAGGTGAATTTGACACAGCTAGAAAACAGCTAAAGATGGACATGGATCAAGTTGCTAATGATGTTAGGACTACTGAACAAAAGGAAGTTCCTAATGTTAAAGAAAAATAAATTGCAAATAACAACAAAATTTTCTTAACTTAAAATCAAAGGAGATA